TCATTGCCAATGGAGTTTCGTACTCTTCTGCTGTTTACGCACAGGAGGGACGTGAGATGATTATTGAGAAATTGATGAAAGAACGAGCTGCTATGCCATTGATTATTAAAGACAACCGGAATCGATTCGGAAAGCTTGTGGTTGGATCTGCTACTGTACTTGCGAGTGCATTGATTGCAGTGAAGATTTACAAGGCATTTCGAGTTTTGAATCCTATTGAAAGTGATAGTCTGTTGCACCCTGAGGATGCTAAGGATATTGAGAATCGTAAGCGTCTCCCTAATGATTGGGTAGACACGCACGTGAAGAATCCGGATGCAGAGGATCCAGGTACTGCAACACTTGAGCAATTGACAGAGATAGCGGCAGCAAACAGTTATACGGTTGAGTATGTAGGTGAAACGACTTCGCGCACATTTGGTGTGGTGATGCACAATGGTGCGTTGTTGGTTCCCCGTCATGCACTTGTGGAAACTGGAGCTACTGAGATTCGTATGATTCGAAAAGCAAAGGTGCCATGGAGTGTGACGATTGGATTGGATAAAGTGAATGTTAAAATGATTACCGGAAAGGACTTCGCCGTTATATACAGTGCGAAGATCCAAGGACGGAATTTGTTGAAACATTTGCGTGATAAAGAAAGTGACACTAGTTACTTCTTTTCTATGAGTACTATGGGTAGATATGTGTATCGTGATGGTGAACGAACACACGTAGATGAAACCCGTATGTCTTATAGTCCAAGAATCCATACTACTCGAGGAGGAACATTTCCTGGATGGCAGTATCGTTTGCGAGAGCCTTCCTTCCAAGGAGCTTGTGGTGCCGCTCTACTTGTTATGAGTGGGCGCCGAGCTGTCTTTGGAGGAATTCATCTCGGTGGACGAGGCAACACAGGAGGTGGTGGTTCTTTCACAGCTGAGGATTTTGACGAAGCCCGAAAACACTTTGAGCACTTACCCGATCTGGCGGATGCAGGGAAGTATCAAGAAGTGATTGAGGGAGAGAAACATGCTGATTTAGGTGCAGAAATACCCAAAACTCACCCGATTAATTTCGTGGCGATTGATGGGCCCGTAGAAGTTCTAGGCACCGCAACTGGAGAGTGCACAGCATATTCCTCTGTGAAACCCACTATGATTTCGCATTCTGTTACCCGAGTGACAGGGATTCCGAATGAGTGGGGGGCGCCGAAGTTGAATCCATGGTACAATGCCTACCATTTGGACTTGACAAAGAGGGGATCCCAACCCAAGGGATTCAAAGTGAGTGAGCTGCAGGCGGCAGTGTTGGACTTTACGACTACATTCGTTTATGAGTTCAACAAGGCTTCTCCTTCTGTGAAGGAATCTCTCATTCGTGTGCCTTTGAATAGATATGAAACATTATTCGGTGTGGATGGTGTTTCCTTCATTGATAGGATGAAGTTTATCACGGCCATCGGTTGGCCATTCAAAGGTCCTAAGAGCAAGTTCTGTATATTGGATGAAAA